CAATCCATTAGCTGTACAGCATGGATACACAGATATAAACACTATAACCGGCGACCTTGCAAAGGGCTTGATGCAGACAATAAGCGCGACATTTAACGCATATAAATTTCCGGGCCATTCCAACATTTTTAATGGGTTCGATAACCTACTCGCCGCATTAAACTATGCGAAGCATAGATATGGAAAAAATCTTTCTGGATTGGGCGAGGGCCACGGATATGCAGACGGAACGGAAAACTCGGTCGGCGGCCATGTATATGTAGCTGAAAAAGAGCCGGAAATCATTGAAACAAAAGATGGAAGAATTGCGATTGCAACCAGACCTACCAGTTTCGACGACTTTATGGCCGGAAGCAAAGTGACGCCAATCTCAAAATTAAAACGATATGCATCCGGAACAGTAAGTAAAATCAATGATTTTATCGGAAGCGTAGGCCAGCCAAACGTGATGATGCCGATTACAGCTTATACGCCAGCGACAACAAGTGGAACGGCAGCAAGCCAGCCACAAATTGAAATCACAATCAAGCCACAAACGATATACACGCAAGTAGACGGAAGGACCATTCAAAAGACCGTGAAAACATGGAACGATTACGATACAAAGGTACGCAATTTCGCTAAAGGGCAGACAGGGGTGAACTTATAAAATGACAGCAACCGTACCGGAAAATGAATTCGGATTCCACTATGCCGGGGTCCATTCACGCGAATTCAATATCCGAGTAATTGAAATCCACCGGAATGCAACTGGAACCATGACAGAGGAAACACAGGACATACCCGGCATGAGAGGTGATTTGTATCTCGGAGTAGACGAAAGAAGCAAGCCGATCCCAGTGGACATAGAAATTGTAGCCGATTCCCATGAGCAGCGGAACGAACTGGTCCACCAAATCGCGGAATGGCTAAAACCGGTGGAAGATAATGAATTTGAATTAATATTTGATGATGAACAGGATTTTGTATATTACGCCCACGTTTCCAACATAGCAGAGATTACGCGCAGCCTATACAAAGGGCGTACAACGATAACATTCACTTGCTCGGATCCAAAAGCATATGGCGAATATATCAGCCAGGAAATAACCGAAAACCCAGCAACAATCATGCCGGATGGCATAGACGAATGCTATCCGATTTTTACATGCATTCCGCAAAAAGACGAAAGCATAATCGCAGTAAGCGACGAAGAAGGAAACTATGTATATATAGGTGAGGACGTAGACCCGGACACTGGTGCAGCACCGATTGACAAAGAACCGCGAATTTTACACGACAACTGCAATACGCTTGCCAATTGGGATAATATCACCAGTAGTAATATTACATTTGAGCTGGAAAATGGTGTCGTCAGCGGATCCGCAAAATCAACAGCAAACACGCTCCGAGTAAACAGTTTCGGCAGCCATGTTAGCGGTAAATGGCATGGCCCAGTTTTACAACAAATGCTAACGGAAAGCTGCCCGGATTATCGTATAAAAGTACGGATGTTAAATAACCAATATTATGCCAGGGCGCATGGAAAAATCGAAGTATATCTCTTGGATGCAAACGCGGCCCGAATTGGGAAATTAATGTTAAAAGATAACAGCAACAGCAAAACCGTATATGCCCAGGTGGAAATTGGATCACATACCACACACCACGAAATCTATTACGGAGAAGGAACGGTCAAAAAAGGAAAAAAGGACACCAAAACGATAAAAACCAAAAACGGCACATATAAAACAAAAGTAAACGGCAAAACAAAGACCGTACAAAAATGGAAAACTATTAAATTAGACGAAGACCTGACGACTGACACTTTTACAAATTTTTTCGGATCCATTCAATTGCAGAAAATCGGTAACAAATACAGCATCGAAATTATGAAGCTAGACATTGACACGATAAAACCATTGTGGTCAAAGCCTATTACAGCAACATGGGCAGATACAAACGGCACATACAACAAAGCACTGGCCGGAGTTGCCGTATATATGGCGAAGTATGACATCACAGAAGATACGACCGACCCGGTTACAAGCTATAAAAATAATGATTTGGCATTAACCGATTTGCAAGTTTGGAACATAATTGATGGCGGAAACAGCGGCAGCACCGAACCGACGGTGATTGTACGTGCCGGTGATGAAATCAAAATAAATTGTGAAGATCACACCGTTTATAAAAACGGTGATATTTTTATGGAAAATGTATACATTGGAAGTAATTTCCTGACGATGCAGGGTGGAATTATGAAAACATTCGCATTCAGCCCGGACATAAGAGACGCCGAATGGTACATGGAGTACAGACCGACAAAGCCATAAAAACAGGGGGTGAATATTAGAAAATGTATACTATTTTAGATCCAGATTTGAAGGTATGCGGATTTCTAAGCCTTGACGGATCCCAAGGCTGCAAATTTTATGATGATTTAAGAACAACCATGATTGCAGACGATCAAGGCAAAGTTTGGAACGATACCCTACAAATTTCCGTACCATATGGGCATCGAGAAACGGAATTAATGAAAAACGGCTATCATTTGGCAGTACAGGGCGATGATGGCCGTTTTTATTGCTATCGTATCTATAATTACACCGATTCAGCGGTCGGACCGGTACACGTAAAAAGCGTACAGGCCATAAATTTGTGTATTTGGGATCTAAACCATAGAACCCTATCAGATAAAACATTCACGAATATTAAAAGTACAGATGCATTTAATTTCGTATTGCGCGGAAGCGGCTGGCAAATAGGTACAGAAAATTTCGTTGGTACAGCCGACTCGCTAGAATTTACAGCAGACCAAAAAGCACAAGCCGGATTGGATAATTGTATAAATGAATATGGCGTCGAGGTAAGGGCATATGTGGAAATATACGCCGGTCAAGTAGTAAACAAAAAGATTGATATTTTACAGGAATTAGGGGTTTCTCAGGGCCGTAGATTGGAATATAGCCGTGACCTGCAAGGCATAACCAGAACCGGTGACGATTCCGAATTTTACACGCTTTTGCATGTATATGGGCCGGAAGACAGTGACGGAAATAAAATCACAATTTCGAGCATAAACGGCGGAAAAGACTATGTGGTGGACGACGACGCAAACGATGTATATAACCACGGCGGACCATATTTAGAAGGCTATGTCGCAAGTGACAACATAAAGCAAAAACAAGCCCTTCTGGATTGGGGAAAAGAGCAGCTGCAGAAATACAATCATCCAAAATTCACATATACGGTGGATGTCGCCTATTTGGGATATTTGCCGGGATTAGGCGACCACATAGAAGTGGTAGATTTTTCAATGCAACCGGAACTGACGATCGCGGCACGAGTTTTGCAACGCGATATTTCAGAAGCAAATCCACAAAATACGAAAGTAACAATCGGTGAATTTGTGGAAGTCGTTGCCGTCACGCCGGCGGATATCTGGGAGCTGCAGGCAAAGGCAAGCCAAGCACAGCAGGCAGCCGAAAAGGCTTTGCAATACAAAGTCGAAGCCTTTACGCCGGACGGTCTTGATTTTGCGACAAACACCGAACAAAAGCGCGTTATCATCCGGGTTTACGAAGGCACGGAAAATGTGACATACAGCCTCGACAAAGCGGCATTTGTTTGGCAAAAAATAAACGCGGATGGCACGCACGATACAGATTGGGAAGCCGCACATGTCGGAATAGGGAACATCATTACCGTCGGAATAGAAGTGGCAGGCTCAACTATCAGGTGCAGCATCGGGGACGCCACAAGCGCGCCCGTCCTGTTTGCAGAGGAATCTGATGCAGCCTATTTTGCAACGTTACCGATGGACAATCCTAGCGATGATGTAAATACACATGTTGCCCAATATGCTCAAGTAGATGCTAAGAATGGCTATATTTATTGGTCGCAGGAGTATTTCGGTAGCAAAAAGTCATCTAATGGAGGTTGGCAATCATTCAGCATTACAAGAACCACGTTAGATGGGGAGTTCGTTGACCAAATGTGGGTGATCGGCGGCGGGCACGGATCCAACTTTGGGATTGAGCACAGCGGATCCGATGTTTACATATGGTCGGCCATGATTAACACCAGCAAATCCACGCTAAACGGCACGACATATTGGGGCGTCGCCCGGTTTAAATACACGCCGGGGGCAATCGTAAAATACGGCGCATCCGGGGTAAGTTTTTATTCGTTCGGCAGCACGACCTACTACCGGGTTAACTTTGATGAGAAAAACAACTACGTCCACCTGTCTAAAGGAGAAGCGACTTTTTACGTCTGCAAAACAACGGACATTAAAAACGGCGTTTTCAAACCTTTGTACACCATGGACGCAAGCGAGGCAGGATTTAACGGTTCCGACCAAACGTTTCAATCGTCATGTTTGGATTTTCCGTACGTCTATTTTTGCGCTGGCGACATGGACGGGCACGACCAGCGCGTTATGTATTGCGCAGACATCCGGAGCCGGAGCCTTGTTTACAAAATTGTTTACACGTTTGATAAGGGAACGGTTAACCAGATTGGCGCCTACAACGAGCCGGAAGCTATAAGCGTTTACTACGACACAGACGGCACAAAATGGCTGGTACAAGGATTTTCGTGGGGAAACGAGGACGCCGAGGACAGCCAACGAACAAACCAGCTGTTCCGCATAAGAGAGACGCAAAACAACAGCGCAGGTACAGACAGCGGATCCATTGTTGCGACAAGCCCTGATGTGGTGTTTACCAACGCTACACAAGTTGCAACCGATGCACAGGGCACAGCTACGCAGGCAGCGGCCACAGCTGCAGGAGCTGCAGAAACCGCAGGACAAGCACAGCAAACTGCCACACAAGCTGCAGATGCAGCCGGGCAAGC